CTTTAGGTTTTCTTCTTCAATATACTGTTGGAGGAAAGCAAGGTAAATTTCTTTCTCCCACGGTATCATATTTTCTAACTCTGTCAAGCTATATTTATGATGCTGCATCAAGGCAAAATTAATTCGGAAGTATGACTCAAGATCAGTATGAGCCATACTCACCCGAAAAAACTTGCTAGACCCTCCAATACAATTTCATTGTCTACTCCAGTGTTGGGATTCTTGACCACAACAGTGTGAGAGAGTTTAGGCATTGTAGCAAAGAAAGTTTCAATCTCTTTGAATTGCCTAGAGTTCAACTGTTCAATAAAGTCCTTCAGTTCTTTCTCAGTGCAGTCAGCAGCAGACCACGACTCTTCCTCATTATAAATCTGCTCAATACAGGACATAATGATACCAAAGGTATCTTCAACACCAGCATCAGCAACAACAAAGTTGTTTTGAATAAACTCATTCATTGAAGGATATCTCATTCTAAGAGTCAATTGATCATCAAGTTTGATGTCTCTTGAGTGTTCTTCATCGTGTTGAATTTGGATTGAATCCAAATCAATTACAGTAGGAACTTTTGTGGTTCCATCATCAGGACAAGTCACAAGAACTTCTACTTCCTCACCAACAGACTTACCACGAATGTTGAGGAACAAGTATTCAATATCAAAAGTAGAAAGTTCTTCTACTTTGACTCCACGGGTGATGATGCAGTTCTTGATTACATCTTTGACTGCACCCGCAATCTGCTTTGTATCTTCGCTTTCCATAGCGACGATCAAAACTTTTTCTTCCTTCACTAAGAATGGTCTATACTTAATCTTCTTCTTAGTCGAAGGTATCACCAACTCATAGGTTGGTGTAGCAATCTTTGGTAAAGGCATTACGATTCATGCACATCAGTAAAATTATTTAGTGGGGTTACTTACGACCTCTAGCACCAGAGTCACTAGTCGAAGTAAACTTAGCATTACTGATTTGTGCTCTATTTAATGATGTGGATGCTGGATCTACATTGAATAGATTTCCATAGTTACCAAGTATTTCTGCATTAGCACTATATCCAAGATCACTGTTATTGAGAACATCACTGAAATTCATACCATATACACTATTCTGTGCAGAACCAAAGATTGAATTAGATCCCTGTATTTGATTGTTGTTATCTCCAATATATTCATTGATAGAGCGAGACTGTCCAGAATAGTATCTGTCGTAATTAAATGAAGCAGATGCTTTCAATAATGTAGAACCTTCATATGAAACTGGAGTTGCATTCAATGCGATTGGGAACAATCCAAAGAATCTATATTCAATATATCTCTTGTAATCTCTTTCAAACTTGATAATTCTAGTTTCATCACACTTGTATTCACTTGGATATCTCATTCTAAAATGATATCCATCACGCAGAGGATTTACTCCCTCACCACTCGTCTCCGAACCACTAGAGATAAACTCCATCCAGTGTTCAATAAACTTCAAAGACCTATAAGAGTTATCAACATAGAACTCCATATCCATCTGGACAAAAGTTCTAGTATGTGCAAACTTCTCAGCAACACCAGTGAAGTTTCCAACAACATCTGCTGTTGCGAGACCACTACCAGGCAATGATGCTCTATTGCAAAGCAAACTAAGATTATCAGTGATGAATCTATTATTCATCCCCCTATCTTTAAGGTGCTTTCTCAATTCTCCACTCAGTCCACCAAACTCAACAATAAAATGAGAACTCTGAGCAACTTCTGTTAATGTTGGTTTTATCTGAGATATCTTTTTCGGAAATGGTCTAGGCACTCTAAATACTCTTAGGTGATTGTTTAGTTATTTAGATGTCATATAAGGGAAAATATAAACCCTCTTATCCAAAGAAATACAAGGGTGATCCAACCAATATCATATACCGTTCTCTTTGGGAACGTAAGTTCATGGTTTACTGTGATAAGAACGAAAATATATTAGAATGGCAGTCTGAAGAGTTCTGTATTCCATATCGTTCTCCTATTGATAATAAAATTCACAGATATTTCCCAGACTTCTTTATCAAATACAAAGACATCAACGGTAGAGTTAGATCATCATTGATTGAAGTTAAACCACTTCGACAGTGCTCTCCTCCACCCAAACCAAAGAGGCAGACCAAAAAGTATCTGAGTGAAGCATATGAGTATGCTAAGAATCAGGCAAAGTGGGAAGCAGCAAGAGAGTTCTGTAGAGATAGGATGTGGGAGTTCAAAGTAATGACGGAGAAAGAACTAGGTATCAACTAATGGCGAAACGACCAACAGATACAGATACTAATGTAAACAGAATCCGTTCTGTTGTCGATGATCTAACAGGTCTCAAAGATCCTGATGATAAAATGTTAGAAGTTCTTGAACTTTTGACCCCAACTTCAGTTAGAGATATACAACCTGGAAAGTTATATTTGTTTATCTACAACGCTAAGACGCCAAATCTTTTATATGATCAGAATCCTTTCATAGCAGTCACAGATGTATTCCAGTGGGGATTTCGTGGATTCAGTGCTCACTGGAGAGAACCAAGACAATATACCTGGAGTGAAGTAGGAACTGATGTGTATGAAGTCTATCGTTCTGAGGTAACTGATGTACTTAGACTGTCACTTATGAATAAGCGTCTAAATAACTAAAAAACTAGGCAGATGCCAGAGTATAATTTAAATTTTAGTGATATTGGTAATTTTAATGTTGATATGGGTTTAGACCCAGAAAACTTTTTTAAAAGTGATGTAATGAATCCTCCTTCGGATGTGATGAGATATCCGCTGAAGGCGATTGAGAAGGAGCAAGATATGCTTCTCATCAGAATTTTTGATCAACTTAAGTCTGGGGATGTTTTTGGTCTTGATAACATTGTTGCTGGAAAGTGGACAAAAACAACAGTAACAAATACAAAAACTAATGAAATTATTAGAGAAAAAACTAGTGTATCTAACGTTACTGGTATAAATGCTCTTCCCACAAAAAATCAGTTATTTAATGAAGCGGGAAAGTCATTGAAGAAAAATGCAAGATATATTTGGTTACCAATCCCACAATCAGTGTCTGATTCTATCTCAATAGGATATTCTGAAGATACCTTGAATCCCCTTCAAGCTGCTGGAATGGCTTTGGGTGCTGATGCAATTAAGGATCCAGTAGAAGCTGCTGGAAAAGTGATGAATATTTTAAAAGGAATTGGTGGATTGAAACTAGATGATTCAACAACAAGTGCTTTGCAAACATCATTAGCAGGAAACGCTATCAATCAACTTGGTGCTAACGTTAATCCACAGTCACTGATTACTCGCTCTTCTGGTCAAATTCTTCAGTCAAACTTAGAACTCTTGTTCAACAATGTGACTCTTAGATCATTCCCATTCACCTTTGATTTTACACCAAGAGAACCTGCTGAAGCAGAAATGGTGAAGAAGATTATTAGAACAATTAAGAAAGCATCTGTTCCTAAGAGAGGAAATGGTGTATTCATCAACTCACCAGACTTGTTCCAGTTTCAATATGTTGCTGGTGGTGAAAGACAACACCCATTCTTGAACAGATTCAAAGTTGGTGTTATTGAAAATGTTTCAGTTGACTACACTGCTTCTGGAACTTATGCAACCTATAGTGATAGGACACCAGTTCATATTAGAATGACTCTCGCTTTTAAAGAGATCAATCCAATCTACATGGAAGATTATGATGATGCTGCATCAGAAGGTGCAGAAGGTCCTGGTATTCACGGAGTTGGTTACTAATGTCTTACTTTAGAGAACTACCTGATATTCTATATCAGTCAAACTTACTACATAAGGTTTCTTCTCAAGAATACATTCAAATCAAGAATATCTTTCGTAGAGTAAAGATTCAAGATTGGATTCAAGATAACGTACAGTTTTTTAACAAATATACTATCCGCGATGGTGAAAGACCAGATACCATGGCGGAAAGATTATATGGTACTTCGGAGCGTGATTGGATTATTATATTAACTGCTGGCATCACAAATATTAGAAACGATTGGCCACTAAGCAACTATGACTTATATCGTTATGTTGAGGCAAAATATGGTACAGATCTAAATGCTGTCCACCATTATGAAACAATCGAAGTAAGAGATAACAAAGGAAGATTAATTTTACCTGCTGGTCAAAGAGTTGATCAGAATTTTACAATCCCTACACCTTATGATGCTTCTGCAACTAACTTCTACGTTGGTGTAAGACCACAGTCAGACAACATTGATTATAGATCAGTCAATAGTGATATCAATCCTGTAACTGGTGTTTCTAACTATGAATATGAAACACAACTGAATGAGAGCAAGAGAAGAATTGAAGTGATGAAACCAATCTATCTTCAACAGTTCTTAAATGATATGAGAGAATTGATGAACTATAAAGAAAGTTCCCAGACAGTCAATGGTAAACTACT